TGCAAATTCAACTATTAGGTCATCTTTATGGAAATAAAGATACTGCTCAATTATGAGCTGACCTTTTGGTTGATCGAGATTATCACTTATTGAGTGATGATCCCGACTTTGCCGAACATAACGGTAAGAAATTACGTTATGCCGTCGGACAACCTATGGGTGCACTTTCCTCCTGAGCCATGTTAGCCTTAACTCATCATTGTCTTGTACAAGTAGCAGCCATGAGGATCGGTCATAAAGACTGATTCCACGACTATGCTGTGCTCGGTGATGATATTGTTATTGCTGATAAACATGTAGCTCACTCCTATCTTTTCGTTATGGAACTATTAGGTGTTGACATTAATATGTCAAAATCTTTAGTTTCAGAGATAGGAGTCTGTGAGTTTGCTAAGAAATTATTGATTCAGGGAGTTGATTTTAGTCCTATAGGACCTAAATCTCTACTTGAGTTTATGAAATCTCCGCAAGCTTTCAAAGAAATGGTAATGAATTACCAAATCTTTGAGGACATGGATGTGGCAGTGTTCCAGGAACAACTGACTAAAATGCTCAGCAAAACTCCACTTAAGGGGTCAAGATGATTAAGAAAACTTAAATCATCTTACTGAGATTTAGTCGGTTATTTCGGCTTAAACCTTATAGTGGATCTATCACCAGGACTTATGTCCTCGGCTATAGATTCGCTTTCTATAAGGGACCGAGAATATTTCAATAATTCCTTAGAATCATTGATAGATTCTCGTGTCACCAGGGGTTGATTCGAGGCCTTGCAATCGGATGTTAATTTGTATAACAAATACCGGAGATGGATATCTCTGGTAGCGATTACGCAATATTTTCCAAGTCGTGAAGATCTTTTAGATAACTTTAGCATACTCTTAAATGAGTCTGCGAGTCATCTTTGAGACTTCGACGAACTTGATTTCACTACGCGCCTTAAACTAGCGTTTAGTGAAATGTCAAGAATTTCATGACACCTCGAAGAGAAACCTAAAGCTATACGTCGTAGTAAGTCACTAGAGTTATCTAGAGACTTATTGTTACGTATCAGCGTAGAGCGTCCAGATTTAGCTATTATGCTATTCCAGAACAGTCAGGCTGTTGCTGGGTTTCATCAACCCAGTGGAACTATCC